GCAATCGCAGAATGCTGTCGTCGAGGAGCACGAAAGGGGCACCCGCCGGAAGCGGCGCGCGCATGGCGTGCTCGCTGCCTGCCTGACCGCGCAGCAATTCCGACAGCTCGTAGACGCCGGGCGAAAGGAGCGTCGCGGTCAGGAACTGAAGCACCTCCCATTCGCCGTCGGCGTTGCGCACGGCGGCGAGATTGGCACCGGCGAACGCCTGCAGCGCGGTCGTCGAGACGAGCTGGCTCTCCTCCACGTCGACGACGAGGCGCGACCCATGGTCGATGACACCGAGGGGACCTGTCCCCAAGGGCGCCGTCGTGATGCCCATCGTCGCCCGCGCGCCGGCCACGCCGCGCAGCGTGTATCCGGTCGTCTCGGGCGAAGAATAGACAGCAACCCCGCCCGGCCATGGCGTCTGCGTGGCGGCGACATAGCCCGCATCCGGTGGTTCGTCGCCGCGCAACAGCGGCAGATCGAGGAAGAAGGCGGCCGGGCGGCCGGCCAGGACGTCGGGCGGCGAGCCGCCCTCACGGACCGGCGAAGGCGTCGCGAGATAGACGCCGGGATCATGCGACCGGCCCTCGATGTCGCGCGCGCCGTGGTCGCCGATCTCGGTGATACGGATCTGGCGTGCCGATCCGCCCAAATCGAGCGTCAGCACGTCTCCGGGTTCCACCGCCAGCCGGCTCGGCGGCAGCGTCAGTTGCGCCCGCTCGCGCGTAGCCCAGCTTTCGAACAGCCACGTTTCCGACAGCGGTTGCGCCGCCGGGGCTTCCAGCACGAGCGGGATTTCCGCTTGCGCCACGCGCCCCGAGGCCCCTGCGAGCCGCCGCGCCTCCGCCACCGCCGGCTGGTAGTCCCGCGCACCGTCGATGTAGGTGATCTTGGCGCTCGCCGGCAGATCGGTCTCCTGCGCCCGGGTCAGAGTCACCAGCGCCTGGCCGGGCTTCGTCTCGACGAGACTGGCCGGATCGAGCACGCCTGCAACAACACCCGCGCCGCGCGGCCGGAACGCTATCGTCCCGCCGCTTTCCATCACGTCGATGAAGTAGGCGAGTTCCAGGGGCTGCAAGGCTTCGCGCGCCGACATGACGCGATCGACGACATAGCCTTGCACCGTCCCCGCCAGAGCGGCGATGCTGTGCCGATCGAATCCATAATCGGCGAGCAGCGCCGCGATCGTCCGGTCGAGCGCGCCCCCCGACATGCGGCCGTTGAGCCAGTGCCCGAGCGCCCAGTTCTCGCCATCGCCCCACGTGTCCGTCGCGTTCGGAAACGCGGGAAACGGCCGCGCGTCCCAGCAATAGGGCAGGATGCGATCGAGGGTGACCATGCGGCCGCCGTAGACGGGCGAGATCGGATTGGCGTCCGCCTCGAAATCGGGATCGCCGGGATCGAAATGACGGATCATCGCCTCGATGGTCCGGCGCTGGATCAGATCGTCGCGTGTGCCGCGCGAGAAATACGGCAGCGCGCTCTCCGCACTCTTGGGATCCACGAACACATTGGGTTGATTGGCGCCCTTGTCGACCGCCGGGCAGCCGATCTCGGTCAACCAGAACGGCTTGGACCGCGGCACCCAGGCGGTCGGTGACGCGCTTTCGATGCCGCCCGGCCGGTTGTAGTGCGCGTTGGACCACCACGTCGCGATGTCCTTGTAGCGGAACACCCACGCCTTGCCTGCGCCGTCGGTAATGGGCGTGCGCACCTGGTTGTTACGGTCGGCTGCGCTGGCGTAGTACCAGTCGAAGCCCTCGCCGCCGCGAATGTTGGAACGCAGATAGGCCAGATCGTGCGTCGATGGCCAGCCCGCGAGCGCATCGGCGTGCTCCATCCCGTCGCGCCAGTCCGCGAGCGGCCAGTAGCAGTCGATCGCGACCGCGTCGATCGACGGCGACGCCCACAGCGGGTCGAGGTGAAAATAGACGTCACCCGATCCGTCGCCGGGCTGATGACCGAAATATTCTGACCAGTCGGCGGCATAGGTGATCTTGGTGTCCGGCCCGAGCACGCTGCGCACATCGGCGGCTAACGCCGTCAGCGCCGCGACGAAAGGATAGCTCGCCGCACCGCTGCGCACCGTCGACAGACCGCGCAGTTCCGATCCGATCACGAACCCGGCCACGCCGCCCGCCGCCTTGGCCAGATACGCCTGATGCAGCACCATGCGCCGCAACGACCATTCGGCCGGGCCGTCATAGACGACGCGGGTTCCATCGAGACTGAAATGGGCGGGTCCCGCGGTGCCGACGAAAGCCGCGATCTGGGCCGCCGCCGCTGCCGTCTTGTCCGGCGAGCCGGGCTGCCCCGCCGCCGGATGACACGTGATGCGGCCACGCCATGGGTAGGCGCCCTGGGCCGCGGCGCCATAAGGGTCGGGCAGCGTGTTGCCGGCCGGCACGTCCATGAGGATGAACGGCGTCAGGATGACGTCCAAACCGCGCGCCTTCAGATCGGCGATTGCCGCGACCACAGTCTGATCGGACGGCGTGCCGCCATAGGCCGGCCGTCCCTCGCGCGTGGAAACGACATGCGCGGTTGCCCGCGTCACCCCCGCCACCGACCAAGTCAACGGCTCGGTCGTCTTGGCGCTTCTCTCGACGCCCGGCTTCAGGAGACACTCCCCAGCGCGCAGATCGGTCCCGAACCAGCTGACGACGAGCGACACCGCCGTCGCGTTGGGTAGCGCCGCCTGCATCTGGTCGAGCGCCACCTGCCAATCGGTTTCGCCCGCGAGCGTATGCACGTTCTCCGCCTCGGACCGCCCGAGCCCGAACGTCTGCGTCACCGGCTCGGTCGCGTAGACGAACTCGCCCGATCCCGGGATCAGCACGACGCCACGGATGCGTTCACCGAAGTCCTCGACAGCCCGATAGACCTCGAAGGAGAGCTGGGGAATGCGGTTGCCGAAGTCGGCCAGCTCCAGATCCTGAAAGACGATGTAGGCCGTGCCGCGAAACGCCGGCGCAGCGTCGCTGCCCAGGATCGCGCCGATCAGCGTGTCGGCCGCCTGATCTTCGCTGCCGACGTGAAGCCGCGTCACGAGCCGCGTCAGATCGAGTTCGCGGCCATCCGCCCAGACCCGCCCGATGCCGCCGATTTCGCCCTCGCAAAGCGCCACCGCGAAGCTGGCCGAATAGCGATACTCGACGCTTCTTGACGCGCCGCCGGTCGTCACGCCCTTGCCTCCCCCCGACGACGAGGTGACGCGCGTTTCCTTGATCTCATCGGCCCAGATCACCTGCCCGCCCACACGCACGCGGCCGTAGATGCGCGGGATCGCGGCTCCCTCCGTCGAGGCCGTCAGATGCACCTTCTGCAGGCGTGGACCTTCCACGACGCGGCCGCCCGCGCCGAACAGCGCATTGTCGACATAGGAGCCGGCGAGCGCGCCCAGCTGTGATCCCAGCGCCGCCCCGGAAAGGGTCGCACCCAGCAGACTGAGCCCGCCGGGCAGCAGTGCGCCGCCCGCCGCGGCCCCGACGGCGGCCAATGCCAGTGTCGCCATGTGTCGAAGTCCTCGTTCAGAGCGGGAAGCGGAAAACGCCGGCGATGCGCCGCCGCCACCATGCCGACAGCGCGACCTCGGAGGCGGGGGTTCCTTCCATCGCGTGGATCATGCTGCCGGAGGTCGCGAGGATCGCCGCATGCTTGGCGATCGTGCCCGGCCGAAGCCGGAACACAAGAACGTCGCCGGGCCGTGCCTTATCGCGCGCCACGGCGATGAGATTGCGCGCCGCCGCCTCGAGCAGCGTCTCGCGTGCATTCGTTTCGCCCCAGTCGCGCGAATAGGCGGGTGCCGCTTCCGGTTCGCAGCCCATCACCTCGCGATAGACACCGCGTACCAGGCCCAGGCAGTCGGCCCCCGCGCCCTTGACACTCGCCTGATGATGATAGGGCGTGCCGAGCCAGCTGCGTGCCACGTCCACGATGGCGCCGACCCTCGCCTCTTCCACTTCGGTCATGAGCATTCAGTTCGCCTTGTGTCCGGGGCGCGAAACGGCGGTCAGGAAGTCGTTGCCGGGCATGTGCGGGAAGCCGCGAAAGTTGGCGATGTTGGCAAACTTCGCGCGGCAGGTCCGATGGCTCTTGTCGCAACCGGCGCTCACCGTGAACGTCATGCCGACCGTGAGCGGCTGGCGGACCGGCTGCCAAAGATCGACCGTCGTGACGCCAGCGACCTGCGCATGCGCCCGCACCTCGATCTTCTGTCCGCTCGCGGCGCCCGACAGAAACGTCACGAGGCCGCGCGTGAACCAATCTGTTGCGAAGCCGTCCAGGCCCGTCGCGGTGAAGCGCCGGTCGGACAGCACGGTGGCCACCGTTCCGCTGCCGGTGTAGGTGCCCCCGGCCAACACCACGCCGCAGCGCTGATCGCCCACGTCGGCATCGCAGGTGTACTGGAATACGCGACCCTTCGGCTGCATCAGATAGTGCGACAGCCCCCGCACTTCGGCGGAGAAGGCCGGGCCGCTGCGCTTGACTTCGCCGAGCGTGCCGGCGCGCATCAGAACGCGCTGCGCGGGGTCGGCCCAGTTGACGCGGAAGATCTCGACCTCCGCGTCGTCGTAGAGACCGGCGGAGAGATCCGCGTCCGATAAATGGACCGAGGAGAGCGCGCCCGTGATCTCCAGGTTGTCGACGCTGAGACCGAGGCTCTCGCGCACTTCGCTCGCCTCGAAGCCCGCCGCCGCCTCGAAGGTCGTGCCGTCGAAGTTAAGATCGCGGTCGTGGTCGGTGAAGCCTTGCCGGACGCCGTCGCGCCGCGTCAGGCGCCAGCACCAGCACAACGTCGTCGTGCCGCTTTGGAGATGGGCCGCGAGCCCGGGCGGCAGAGTTCTCATCGGCGCACCTCGACGACGGGAATGTTGGGGATGGCGCCGTGCTGGAAGCCCGAAAGCGAGATTTCCAGCCGGTCAGTGTCGAAGCGGACCGGCACGTCGAACTCGAATCCGGCCGTCACGACGGCACCTGCCGCCGGCACATGGCCGGAGAGGAACGTCACGCTGCCCGTCGTCTGATCGATGGTAAAAGCCGTTCCTTCGGGACGTTCCGTCCCCGCCACCGCGACCCGCACGCTGCCGGCCACGGGCTTGCGGATCTCGCGCGTCCACGGTGCAAAGCCCGAACCGTAGGTCTTCACGAGTTGAAAGATCGTGCGCGTTCCATCGCCGGTGCCGAGCACCTGGTCCAACGGCGAAACAGCCGCCTGGGGCGGCGACGATTTCCAGTCGAGGTGGTCGCGCCAGCGAAAGCCGTAGAGCCGCCCGCGCCGTTCCTCGAAGAACGCGATGACGGCGTGGAGATCGTCGAGCGACTTCACGCCGTAGCCCGCGTTGTAGATCCGGCGGCTGTCCGCCCAGCGCGCGTTGCGCTCTTCATGTCCCGATCCCAGCACGACGACATCGGTCCGCCGCTCGGGACCACCTTGGGCGCCGCGTGAAATCGTGGTCGGAAAACGCACCTCGTGGAAGCTCATGGGGCCTCGTCCGCGTTGGATCGATGGGTCAGGTCAAGCGTTGCGCTGCCCGAGCGCCGTGGCCCGCGCCACCATGGCCGCGATCTGGGTCTCGGAGCGGCGGAAACTGTCGGCGTCGGGCGTGGCGACGTTGAAGGTGATCTGCATGCCCCCGCCGCCGCGCGGGGCGGCAACGCCGAGGCGGCCGTCCGGTCCGCGCGACAACGGCAGGATCGCCTCCGCGCCGCGTTCGCCGGCAATCCCCATCCGGCCCGCGCCCAGAGGAAACGCGATCGGACTTTGGATCACGCCCCCCTTGGCGAACGGCACCGGCATCCCGCCTTGGAAAACGCCGCCCTTGGCAAAGCCGAGGCCACCGGACAGCAGTCCGGACACGAAGCCGCCGAAGCCCTGTTCGAGCGGTTTGAACGCCGCCTTCAGGACCAGATCGGAAAGCCGCAGTGCCAGCCCCTTCAAGACCTCGGCGACCGACCGCCCCTTGATGGCGATGCCGTCGAACGCACCGGTCAGCGCGGTCGAGAACTGCCGGCCGAGCGATGCAGCGGTGCGCAACTCGGCCTGCAATGCTGTCGTGTCCGCGTCGATCGCGACCGTCCACGTTTCGACCGTCTCGTCGAATGGCGTCATGCTGGTCTCCCATCATCCGGAAAGCGTCGCATCAGGTCTGCAAGTGCCGCACGCGACGGCGCCTCTGGCCCAGCGGCTCCGCCGAGCCGGCCTCTCAGCGCCGCGTCGAACTCGCGCGGTGTCATGCTCCAGAACACCTGTGGTGCGAGCCCCAGGACGCCGAGGCCCGCTGCCATCACGTCGTCCCAGGGAAAGGGCCGCGGTCCGCACCCGCCTCCGTATCGGCCTTGGCGGAGGCGGAAGCCGGACCAGCGAACGTCGCGTTGAGGAGGCGCGCCACGATCTCGACGAAGCCGGCCGCGCCGTTCTCGCTCGCCATCCGCGCCACCGCGTCGTTGCTCACCTCGTGGCCCGCGCCCCGCAATCCCGCCCCGATGATGCGCACGCAATCGCGTGCCGAGATCCGCCCCTTCTCGAAGCGTGTCGCCAGCGCCAGCATATCCTCGTCGCCGAAGGCCGCTTCCAGCTCGGCGAGCGCGCCGAGCGTCAGGCAGAGACGGAACGGCCGCCCGTCGAGGACGGCCTCGATCTCGCCGCGGTGCAGATTGACCATGACGTCCCTCCTCAGCTGGCCGTGAAGACGACTTCGCCGGCGGACTCGACGCCGATCTCGAAGGCGATTTCGCCGTCGTGACGGCCGGTCAACTCGAACGAGGTGATCTGGAACGGCGCCTCGATGGTGCCGAAGTCGGGCACGACGACCTGCCAATCGCGGATCGTTCCGTTGAACACGTAGCTGCGCACGAGTTCGTCGGAGGCGGCGTCCTTGAAAATGCCGGCGCCCGTCAGGCGCACGGATTTGACCCCGGCCCCCTCCAGCAGTTCGCGCCATTGTCCCGCCGATTCCTGGTGCGTGACGTCCACCGTCTCCGCGTTGAATGCGATGGCGCGCGACCGCAGGCCCGCGATCGTCGTGAAGACGCCCGCGCCCGTACTGTCGACCTTGAGAAGCAGGTCCTTGCCCTTCTGTGCTGCCATGGTGCTGTCTGGTCCCTGTGCGTTGTTGAACGATCAATCGCTGTTCACGGCGCCGGCTCCGTCACGGCCCGGAAGCGCACGAGCCCGCGCGACGTCTCGCCGTCGGCATCGCGTCGCACTTCGGAGAACTCGTGCCTCAGGTTGACGAGCCGCACGCCGCTCATGGCCAGATCCGCGTCGTCGAGAACCGCTTCGACGGCGGCGACGATCTGGTGCACCTCGCGCTCGCCGTTGGCGCGCGACCACACCGCCACCGTCAGCAGGTGCTCATGCCCCTCGTCGGTCCCCGTGCTCCAGTCGCGCACGGTCGTCTCGCCGATCGTGACGTAGGGCAGCGGTGCGCCGCGTGGCACGTCGTTGTAGATGCGCGATCCGCCGATCAGCCCGACCAGCGGGCCATCGGCCTGCAGCCTGGCGAACACGGCTTTCTGCAGTTCCCAGCTCGGACTCGTCATGGATCCTGCTCCTCGATCGCCTTTTCGCGCACCGGCCGCGCCCGGCGGTCCCGGGCTGCAATGGCACGCGCGAGGATCCGCGCGATGCGGCCTCCGGCGCCGGAAAACCCAGGAATTCTGACGATGGGCTTGATCTTCATCCCAGCCGCTCCTCCACGAGACACGTCAGGAAGCGATGGGCCTCGTCCGCGTCGATGACCGATGTGATGTCGAAGATGCGGTCGCCCTTGCGAAACCGCTGGCGCGGGGTCACGTCCCCCCGGTGACGGATGGTGATCGCGTGCGTCACGCGCCCCATGAGCCCGTCCGCCTCCGCCGTCTCGCGGCCCGCGCGCGGTGTGATCGCGGCCCATACCTCGGCGACGGGCGTCCAGGTGACGATTGCCCCACCGCCGCCGTCCGGGGCGCTGACGGATTCCTCGATCACCACCCGGTGACGCATGGTCCCAATCTCGACGCGGCTCATAGGCGGACCACCGCAAAGGACTGCAGGAGTTGGGATACCGCTGGCGGAATCGCCGTCGCGGCGCTGCCGATCTCGATCGGCTCGCGGTTCTCGTACCAGTGCGCGACGAGCAGCTTCAGCGCCTGGCGGATCGGCTCGGGCACGTCGTTTGGATCGGGACCGAATCCCGCCGTGAAGTCGATCTCGATCCCGCCGGCCGCGCGTCCCGGCTGCGGCAATGGACCATCCGACGCCACCAGCCGCGGCGGCAGTCCGGCGCCCTCCAGCACATAGCGGGCCGGATCGAGCACCGCCGATGATCCGTCCGCCGCGCGCAGCCGAACCTCGCTCACCTCCGTCACCGGCCGCATGGGGATCGCGACCGTGCCCCGCACCGGCCAGGCGTCGAGCACCAGCGTCCACTGCTGCGTCGTCAGCGCGAGCCCCAGCGCCGCCTCGATATGCAGGCGGGAGGTGATGATCAGGCTCGACACCAGTGCGTCGTCGGCGGCCGTCTCCAGGCGCAGATGCGCCTTCGCCTCGGTGAGCGACAGCGGCTCCACTGCGGGACCGCTGCGATAAACCAGTGCCATCGCGCCCTCCTCTCTGAGCTCAGCTCCCCGCTAAAACAAAACGGGACCGCCACCGGCCAGCCGGCAACGGTCCCGCAGCATCCGCGCGGGAGGAGGAGCGCCCCGCGCAGGATCTCGTTACCCCTCACGCAATCGCATGCGACGGCGAGAAGGTTTGCTTGTCGTCGAACGTGCGATCAGACCGCGAACTTCATAAGCTTGATCGCATCGAAGTCGCGGATGCCGCCGCCGACGCGCTTGGTCGTGTAGAACAGCACGTAGGGCTTGGAGCTGTAGGGATCGCGCAGCACGCGGATGCCGACGCGGTCGACGATCAGGTAGCCGCTGGCGAAATCGCCGAAGGCGATCGACAGGCTGTCGGCCGCGATGGACGGCATGTCCTCCGCCTCCACCACCGGATAACCGAGCAGGCGCGAGGGCTGCGCCGCATCCCCGGACGGCTGCCAGATGTAGGAGCCGTCGGCATCCTTCATCTTGCGCACGGTGCCGAGCGTCGCCCGGTTCATCACGAAAGAGCCGTTCGCCCGGTACGTGCCCTTCACCGCATAGACGAGGTCGATCAGCTTGTCGGCCTGGTTGGCGGCGGGGAACGCGCCGGCGGCGCCCGAGGTCACGAAGCCGAGGTTGCCCCAGGACCACGAGGCGTTCGCCACCGTCGGATAGGTCAGAAAGCCCTTCGGCTTGTTGACGCCGTCGCCGGTCACGAACGCGGTGCCCTCCTGCTGCGCGAAGGCGACGCGCACCTCTTCCGCCAGCCATGCGTCGATATCGACGGCGCTGTCGTCGAGGATCGACTGCGTCGCCGCCGGCATCGCGTAGAGTTCCATGGTCGGGAAAGAGAGTTCGGCCAGCGCCGGCGTATTGGTCTGCGGCCGCACCGCCGTCTCACCGACCCAGCCTGTCGCAGCTCCCGTGGTGGCGAACGGCACCTTGTAGACCGAGCCCGAGACCTGCCGGATACCGGCGATGGAGCGGATCGGCGACACCGTCTTCAGCGCCGTGTTGACGGCCTGCTCGGTCTCCTTGGGCACCAGGTAGCCGCCATCGGGATCGGAACCGACCGACAGCGCCTTCTGTTCGAGCTTGGTCAGGTTCGCCGTCTCACCCTTGCGGACATAGCCGTCGAATGCCGACTTGTGGGCCAGCGCGGCGGCGGGCTTCATCTCCGTCTCGCCGAGCGGCACGCGCGCCTGCTTCAGCGCCAGCCCGTCCATCGTCTTCTCGATCCGGGCGAGTTTCTCCGCCGTCACGGAATCTTCCGCGCCGCGCCGCTCGATCTCGGCGAGGCGGCGATCGTTCGTCTCCTTGAATGCCTCGAAGGCCTGCATCAGATCGTCGATATCGCGGCTGAGCCCCGCTTTCGTCTCGATGTTTTCCATGTGTCCATGTCCTGTTCAGGAGGTGGCAGACTTGATCAGCTGGGTCATGCGGCGCACCACGGCCGACAACCGCTACAGATCGCTTGTGTCCGGCCCCGCATCCCGCCGGGACTTCAGACCGTTGAACCCGGCACGCATCAGCGCCCGGGCGTCGGAGCGCGTGAACCCGGCTTCCCGCACGAGCCAGCGCTCGAATTGCCGTTCGGTGGGCACGCCGCCGCCGAACGGAGTGGATTTGACGCCGAGCACTCGAGCTCCCGGCATCATGGGAAACGTCACGATGGAGATTTCCCACAGATCCAGATCGAGGATGCGCCGCACGCCACTGCGCGCGTCGCGGCCCGAGCGGCGCGCCTTGAAGCCGATCGAGAGGCCGTCGATGGCACCGGCCCGCATCAGGTAGAGCACGTCACGGGCCTTCTCGACCTCGAGTGTCAGCCGGCCGCGCACCTTGAGGCCCAGCGCATCTTCCTCGACGCGCTCCCAGATCCCGATCGGATGCGCGGGATCGTGCTGAAACAGCATGCGCACGCCGCCCGCGCCGCGCTCCGCCAGGCTCTGGCGGAACGCCCCCGGTTCGATCACGTCGCGCGCCAGGTCCTCGCGGCTGAAGAGGCTCGCGTAGCCTTCGAAAATGCCCGTCGCGTCGGCATCGATGAGGTCGAGCGCGGTGAACTTGAGCTCCGGCGCCTCGCCGGTCTCCTTGCGTTTGGCCATGATCGCTGTCTCCTCAGGCTTCGCCGTCCACCAATTCTGGCGGATAACCGGCCGCCTCGCGCTTCTCGTCGCGGGTCAGGAAACTCGCGCGCTCGAGCCTCGCCCACAGCGCCTCGCGCTCCGGCGACAACGCCTCGACATTGTCGAGATCGGGCTTCAGCACGAGGCCCTGCCCGTAGGCGGGGGCGAGCCACGTCGTCATGGCCTTCGCCGTGCGCTGCGCGAGAGGCAGAACCGTCTGGCGCCAGAACGAGCGCATCGCTTCCTGGTAGTTCGAATAGGTATTGTCGCCGGGGATGCCGAGCAGCATGGGCGGCACGCCGATGGCGAGTGCGATCTCACGCGCGGCCGCGTTTTTGGCCTCGATGAAGTCCATGTCCTTAGGCGACAGGCTGAGCGGCTTCCAGTCCAGCCCGCCTTCGAGCAACAGCGGGCGGCCAGCGTGCCGCGCCCCCTGGAAGTTCGTCTCCAATTCCGACTTCAATCGTTCGAACTGTTCCGCCGACAGCCGTCCGCCGGCCGTCCCGTAGACGAGCGCGCCGGAGGGGCGCGCCGAGTTGTCGAGCAGTGCCTTGTTCCAGCCGGCCGCCGTATTGTGGATGTCGATCGCCGTCGCCGCCGCCTCGATGGGGCTCAGGCCATAGTGATCGTTGACGGGATGAAAGAGCTTCATGTGCAGGATCGGCGACACGGCGCCGCCCGCCGCCTCCACGTCGAAGCGCACCGTGCGGCCGCTGGCTGTGTATTCGAACGCTTCCGGCCAGCCCTCGCGTCCCGGCACCACGCTCATGCGGTCCGGGCGCAGCGCGTGCAGTTCGCGCACGTCGCCGCCGAGCGTTACCGCTTCCGCGTATGCGTTCCCTGACACGAGCAGGTATCCATACCAGCTCTCGAAGAAGTCCGCCGACGTCTGGGCTGGATTGGGCCGCGCCAGCAGATCGAGCAGCGGATGCGTCTCGTGTTCGTGCGGGCCCTCGTAGAGCAGCAGCGGAATGGAGGCCGCTGCCTCCGCCACCATGCGCACCGAGCGATAGACGATCGGGTTCTGCATGAACCCTTCACGCGCGAAAGCTTGATAATCGCGCGGCGTCCACGCCGGCCGGCCCAGCGTTTCGAATGCGATCACCGGACCGGTGCGGCTCGCCTTCTGCTCCACCGCCGGCTGCGATGCCGTCAGCGCGTGCGCCGCCACACCGCGCGGCCCCGCCCACATCGACGCGAGCCTTTCCGTCCATCGGGCCATGATCAATCCTTTGGCTAGTACTCAAACAATCAGCACGCACGCTCGTCGCCTCTCCCCTCGGAGAAGAGGCCGGCGCGACAAGATCCCGACACTCTGGATGGCCGGGCGTGACGTCGATCTCCACAGCCCACCCGCAAACAGGCGAGCAAGCTCCCTGGATGGCTGCCTCACGGGCGGCCATGACGTGAGAAGAGGTTGAGAGAGAGTGCCTCACCCTCGCATCCCCACCTGCCTTGCGTCTCTAACCGTGGCCTCACCCCAAACGTCATGGCCGGGCCCGATCCGGCCATCCAGAGCCCACCCACCGCCATTGCAACAAGCCCTCTGGATGGCCGCCTCACGGGCGGCCATGACGTTGTGATAGAACCGTCCCACCCCCTAACGTCATGGCCGGGCGTGACCCGGCCATCCAGAGCCCCCTTGCGACACCGCGCGCGAACGCGAGCATAGGTCCACCGCTCTCATCCCCCTCCCCTCGACGGCGAGGGGTGAGGGGTGGGGTGAGAGTTGAAGTTGTGGGGCGAGCCACGCGCACCGGCAGTCCTGAAACCCCCACCCCTGCCCCTCCCCGCAAAGGGGGAGGGGAAGAGACGCGGCGTCGAGCGCTGCGTGCACGCATCCCCCCCAACGTCATCCCGGCGAAGGCTGGGATCCACCCAAGCCGCTGATGATGCGTCCTGTCAGAAACTTGGATGGCCCCCCGCCTGCGCGGGGGTGACGTGGAAGAAAGGGCGGGAGCGCGTGCTCCGCTCTCATCCCGCTCCCCTCGACGGGGAGGGGTGAGGGGTGGGGTGAGAGTTGAAGTAGGGTGACAGAAATGGTGGGGTGAGCCGCGCGCACCGGCAGTCGTCGAACCCCCACCCCTTCCCCTCCCCGCAAGGGGGAGGGGAAGAGAAGCGTCGAGCGGCACCGCGCCCCCCCCTCACCACCCCCCAACGTCATGGCCGGGCGTGGCCCGGCCATCCAGAGCCCACCCACCGCCATTGCAACAAGACCACTGGATGGCCGCCTCACGGGCGGCCATGACGTGAGGAGAGGTTGAGAGAGAGTGCCTCACCCTCGCATCCCCACCTGCCTTGCGTCTCTCACCGTGGCCTCACCCCCAACGTCATGGCCGGGCGTGACCCCGCCCTCCAGAAATCACCCACACTCGGTCGAGCCAGTCCCCTGGATGGCCGCCTCACGGGCGGCCATGACGTTAGTGTGCTTGTTTGCTCTAAAGCGTGCGGATGCCGGGCCGGATCATGGGCGACAGCTTCAGATCGGTCAGCGCCCACACGAGCGCATCGAGCCGATCCGGGCTCTTGCCGTTGACGCGGCCGTCGCCGGTGAACGCCAGCATCTGATCTTCCAGACGCTCGAAGCGGCCGGCGTGGGCGACGCGGCCCTCGGCGTAGAGAGCGGCCACCGGCTCCGCGCGCAGCCACTTGCCCCGCGTCGCCGTCACCTTGCGCACGGGAACCGCCTCATCCATCTGCTTCAGGATGGCGACGACGAGATCGCCGCCCTGATTGGTCTCGGCCACGATGTGGTCGGCCTGGTGGTCGTGGTAGGCGGCCACCGCCGCCCGCGCCCACACGTGCGGCTCGCGCCCCTGCAGGGAGCGGTCCTCCAGAACGTAGGCCCGTCCATCCTCGGCCACGCCCGCCACGACGATGCCGCACGCGTCCGACGTCGCCGTTGCCGTCACCGGCGGATCGACCGCCACGACGACGCGCTGGAGAGGCGGCGCCGCGCCGACCCGATGGGCCTCGATCCAGTCCCGCCGCCAGAGCAGCCCGGCCTCGTCCTCCACAATCTCGCCCATGAGTTCCTGCCGCCCGAGCACCGTGCCACGATAGCGACGCTCCATTTCCTCGACGAACCCCGGCGCCAGATGGGCGGCGTTGTCCATGGTCGCCGCCCGCGCCGTCAGTGTGGCCGTGTCGGCGATCAGCGCTTTGAGAAACGGCAGCGGTCGCGGCGTCGTCGTCACGCAGATGCGCGGCGCTTGTCCCAGTCGCAGCGCGAACTGCAGCATGTCCCACACCGCATCGGGCTCCTTCCACTTCGCGATCTCGTCGCACCAGGCGAACTCGAACTGCGGTCCGCGCAGGCTGTCGGGGCTTTCCGCCGAGAAGACGTGCGCCACCGATCCGTTCGGCCATAGGAGCCGGCCGTTCGTTGCCTCGTACAGCGGCCGTTCGCCGTCGGGATGCACCGCCAGCAGGCCGGAACTCCCCTCGATCATCACGCGGCGCACGTCCGCGTGCGTTTCACCGATCAGCGCGAGACGCCGTGGGCGCTGGTCCATGCCGTCCCACAGGCCGAGCGCCATGGCGCGCACCCATTCGGCGCCCGCCCGCGTCT